GCGTCTCGAGACATCCGGGTGGTTCAACACAGGGCCAGCGGTGGCGCCGTACGTACCGCACGACGTGTGCCGCTGGCGCAGCACGAGCCACCGCGCCGAGCTCGAGCGCCGCGCGCGTGAGCTCGCAGAGGCGACGCGCCCGCTGTTGGGGGACCGATGACCCACGACTACCCCGAGGGAGACGTCTGGTTCTCCGTCGTTAGCAAGCGGGGCGGCGTGTACCTCGCGCCGCGCAGTCACGTCACGGGGCTGCACCGCGAGTTGCTGGCCGACAAGCTGCGCGCGTGCTTCGCCCCGATCGATCCCAGCGACCCGCTGCACGGCAGCAACTTCGTGGCGTTCACCACCGTCAACCCCGCGCTCTTCGCGCGCCTCTGCCGGGCGCAGGACCTCCAGATCATCGCCCGCGCACTGCTCGCCCATCCCGACGAATGCAAGCGCCACGACGACGACAGGGAGCGGGCATTCCCGCGGTTCGCCTACTCGTCGCGCGGGCTCCCTGACGCCCTGTCCAACGGGGCGTTCGCGATGGAGAACGAGGTAGCCGCAGCCATTGACCAGGAGATTGCGGCACGTCTCGCGGCGTTCTGCGCGAAGGACGAACCGTGACCCTGCCCACGAATTCAACCCTGCGCGCTGGACAGGTGGTAAAGTGCTCACCAAACTCTCCGGGTAGTTGGGAGGGGCGAACTATGTCTGCGCGTCCACACGCACGTCAGCGCCGTCCGAGCCCGACCGTCCGCGGCTGGTGCTCGTCGCGCGAGTACGCCGAGGCGCGCGGGTTCGCCCGCTCCACCGTCCGCCGTTGGTGCCAGCAGGGCACCGTGCCCGACCGCAGGGGACTGCGCCTGGCAGTCTCGGGCGGGGAGGGGCGGGACTATCGGATCCCCCTCGCGGCCCTCCGCTGACCCTCTCGCAGTCCACCACGGGCTGCGCTCCCTCGACCCTCCGAGCCCGTCGCGCGACTGCGCTGCGCTGTCTCTCCCCCTGCGCGCTGCAACCGCGCGCGGCGGACTCGGGTTGTTGAGACCCGTGCTCACCACGACCCCCGGCGAAACGCTCGCGCTCTACGCGCGACGGGCGACCGAGGGCGAGTGAGCCGCACGCAACGACGACACGCACAGGGAGAGACCATGAACCGACTGCGACGCCATCACCGCGACCTCGGGCTGACCCGCGAGGAGTCCAGCCGCCGCGAGATCGCACTGCTCGGACCCTTCACCGTGCGCGTGTTCTCGCAGCACGGAAAGCTGCCGGGCCAGCGCTACGAGATGAATGCTCGCGGCGAGGGCTTCGACCCGCTGCTCTGTCGCGCGCCTCACAGCGACGAGGACGGACGACTCCGCGACGTGCGCAATGCGGCGTACGGGTGTTTCGGATTTGGCGCGCCCATCGTGCGGTCGCACCTGTCCGAGCGCCCGCTCCTCCCGTGAACGTCTTCTGCCCCGCGACCGGCGTTGAGCTCGTTCTCAGCGATCACGCGTACGCGCTCGCCGCCCTCTCGTGGTGGTGGTCGCAACGTGTGGCCGGGCCGGGGCTGTGCTGACCATGACCCGACGCAACCACTCGCCCGAGTCGATTCAGGCCATGCTCGCCAACACGCGCGACGCAGTGGACGCCGAGCAGGCGTACGCACGCGACGCGTTCAGGGCTGGCGAGACGATCCTGTATTGCCGCGGACCCGGCTGGCCCGTGATCGGGCTGCACTCCCCGGAGCAGTGGGAGCAGCGCGACGCGCTCTCTCGCCGCGCCAACTGACCCCGCACCAAAGGACTGCACGATGCCACGGCAAACGCCGCCGGACGTGCTCACCCGCCTCGTTGCTGCGTTCGAGCAGACCGGCAACGTCTCCGAAGCCGCGCGCATCGCTGGTGTCCCGCGCACAACCGCGCGAGACATGCTGCGTGGGGCACAGGTCGCCACTCGCCGCCAAATCCACGCCCGCGCATGTGAGGCGGGGCTGCGTCAGGGGCGACGTGCGATCCGGGCAGAGCTCGTTCGCTGTGACCAGTACATCGCCGCTGTGATGGGCCCCGACCCGTCGACCCCGCTGTGCGAGCCGCGTGACTACGCGATCCTCGCGCGAGCGAAGGCCGACGTCGTGCGGACCATCATCGCCTGTGACGAGCGCGTCGGCGCGCGTCGACAGGAGCACCTCACTCGCCAGTTGAGTCGAGCCAAGCTCGAAGCACTGCGCGGTCTCGGGGCTGACCTGTCGGGGGCGACGGACGAAGAACTCGCGACGGTGCGAGCCATCCTCGAGCGAGCACGATCCAGTGGACCTGTTGCGGTCAATCCAGAGCGAGCAGGCGAGGCGGAACAAGGCGACGCTGCGGACGGCGAGCCTCGCTGAGTTCGTCCCGCGTGTCTCTCCCGCGTACGCCGCGCCGAAGCATCTCGGGCCGCTGCTGACGCTGTTCGAGGCGATCGAGCGCGGACCAGTGCGCGCTGCTCTCTCTGTCCCGCCGCGACACGGCAAGACCGAGACGGTGCTCCACGGCATCGCTCGCGTGCTCGTCCGCCACCCTGAGTGGACGATCGCCTACGTCTCGTATGCGGCCGACATCGCTCGGTCGAAGTCGCGGCAGATTCGCGACTACGCGGCGCGCGCCGGCGTGGAGCTCCGGCAGGACTCCAAGGCGATGCACGAGTGGCGCACCCCGCAGGGAGGGGGCGTCATCGCGACCGGCGTCGGTGGCCCGCTTACGGGTCACGGCGTGCGGCTGCTCGTCGTAGACGACCCGCACAAGAACAGGCAAGAGGCCGACAGCCCGCTGATCCGCGAGCGAATCTGGTCGTGGTTCACATCGACGGCGATGACCCGCGTGGAGCCCGGAGGCTCTGCCCTTGTCGTGCACACGCGTTGGCACCGTGACGACCTGATCGGGCGGCTCGAGAGCGCCGAGGATCAGGAGTGGCAGGTGACCTCGCTCCCTGCGATCGACGTCCGAGGGCGCGCGCTGTGGCCCGAACGCTGGCCCGTCGCAGAGCTCGAGAAGCGCCGCGCCGAGGTCGGTGAGTACGATTGGTCCTCGCTGTTCCAGCAGCACCCCACGGTCCGCAAGGGCCGGGTGTTCGCGACGTTCGACCGCGCTGTGCACGTCGTGCCGCACGCGGAGATCGAACGCCTCTACCGCCACGGTGGGCGCTGGTCCCTTCACGATCTCGGATGCGGCGTCGATTGGGGCTGGTCTGACCCGTCCGCGTGGATCGTCGGCGGCCGGACCGGCGCAGGGACGATCGTCGTCGTTGACGAACAGTACGAGTCCGGGGTGCTGGTCGACGACAACGGCGGGTGGCTCACGCGAGCCCGCACGATGCGCACCGAGCACAAGCTCGGCTGGTTCGCCGCAGACCCGAGCGAACCCGGATACATCACCGCGCTGCGCCGCAGTCGCGGGGAGCCGCTGGTCTACAACGCAGACAACGCGATCTCCGCGGGGATCCTCCGCATCGCGACGCACCTGCAGATGGTCGAGACGGGCGCGGGTCGCAAGCCCCGGCTGCTGATCTCGGACCGCTGCAAGAACCTGATCCGCGAGCTCGAGCTCTACTCCTACCGCGCTGGTCCTGACGGACCGAGCGAGGAGCCCGAGGACCGAAATAACCACGCAGTCGACGCGTTACGCTATCTCACACATCGTCTGACTTCATAGTGAATTTGCTGACGAGCGCGAGCCTGATGATTAGGTAACGCGCATGTCGAAGTCGGAAGTCATCGAGTACGGCGGCACTCGTTTTCGCAGGTACCCAGAGTCTCAGGACGCGTCTCTGAGGAACTACTTCCGCCCGCCGATTCACATCGCGATGCGTGGCGTTGAATCGCTCCATCGCGAGATCTGGAAGGCCGAGCGTGGGCCAATCCCTCCCGGGTGGCACGTTCACCACATCGACGGGAACCCGCTCAACAACAGCCTCGACAACTTGGAGTGCCTCCCGGAAGCCGAGCACCTGTCGCACCACGGCAACCAAGAGTGCAGTGCTCGCAAGCGCGAGCACCTCGACAGCATCAGGCACTTGGCTGCGGCGTGGCACTCCTCGCCAGAGGGCATTGCGTGGCACAAAGAGCACGGCCGCTCAACGTGGGAGACCCACGAGGCGGAGCAGAGAACGTGTGAGTTGTGCGGTGTGCTGTATCTGACGAAGGCACGCCAGACCGTTAAGTTCTGCTCCAACAACTGCAGGTCCAATGCGCGCAGGCGGTCCGGCGTCGATGACGTCGACCGCGAGTGTCGCCGCTGCAAGAAGACCTTCCGCGTCAACCAATACAGCGTGAAGACGTTCTGCGGTCGTCTCTGCGCGGCGCGCCATCGCGTCGGCAAGTGACCGCAAGCGCGACGCGCTCCGCTACCTCGTCGCGAGACTTGCCACTCAATGAGCACCATCGAGACATACGACGCCGTGCGTGAGCACTGGCGCTACCTGCGCGACGCGCACCTCGGGGGCCGTCACTGGGCGACCCCGAGCGCGACGACGCTCGGCTCGACGTTGCTCTCGTGGCAAACGGGGATCGACGAGAGCGGACAGCCGATCTGCTCGCGCTCGACGCGTACGAGCTACCTCGTCGCGCACGAGGGCGAGAGCGATCGTCGATACGACGCGCGCCGCGCCATCGCGAACTACGTGAACATCGTCGGCCCTGTCGTGAAGGCGTACTCGGAGGGCGTCACCGCGCGCGTCACGCGCACCGTGGACGTGCTCGCGCCATTCGCCGAAGACATGGATCGCAGGGGCTCGACGTGGGGCGAGATCGCTGAGAGCGCGGCGCAGTGGGCGTGCGTCTACGGCGTGGTCGCAACCGTCGTGGACACCCCGCGCCGCGACGTGACGGGCATGTCCGAGGCGCAGCGCGCCGCAGAGAAAATCGCTCCGTACGTCGTGACGGTGCACCCTCCCGCGTGGGCGTGGGTCGAGTGCGAGGACGGGCGCGTTGTCGAGTTCGCCTACGTCTCGACGCCGTTCCGCTCCGACCTCTCCACGAGCGGCACCGCCGAGGTGGAGTTGCGCGTGTGGCGTGCGGACCGCAAGATCAACGGTGCTCGCGTCGCAGGCGGCTGGGAAGTGCGACAGGGAGGGATCGCGCTCTCGTCGAAGGCGACGCTGGCCGAGAGCGCGAAGGGGCTGAAGATCGTCGATAGCGGCGAACTCCCCGCGGTGCTCGGCGGCGAGATCCCGGTGACGTTCGCGTTCTACGACAGGGACCAGGCGAGCGATTGCCCGATGGGAATCAGCCTCATCGCGGACACCGCCGACGCCGCGCGCGTGATCTACAACTGCCTGTCGTGGGCGATGGAAGTGAACGCGTTGGCCGCGTTCCCGTTCCTCGCCGTCCCGATGCAGGACACGGGCGGCAAGCTCGATCAATCGACCGCGGCGAAGCTGGGCCCCGCACAGGGGCTCGGGTACTCCTCGGGCGCTGGCGCTCCGCAGTGGGTCGAGCCCTCGGGCACGTCGCAGAAAGAGCTGCGCGAGCACTGTGTGTTTACGTTCCAGTGGGCGATGCGGTGCGCGGGGCTCGAGCTTGCGGCGGACTCGTCCGCGCAGGTGCAGAGCGGCGAGGCGTTGCGCATTCGCTCGCGTGACTTCGAGTCGCGCGCGCTTCGGTTCGCCCGCAACATGCAGCGGTGGGAGGTCGCGACCCTGCGCCTCTACGCGCGAATGGCGGGGGTCGATCCCGAGCCGATCGCGGTGACGTACGCCAAGCGGATCACGATGAGCGACCCCGGCGAAGACCTCGCCCGCGCGCTCACGGTGCTCGCCGCGCCCATCGAGATCGGCCCCGAGGCGCGCGCCATGCTCGTCAAGGTGGCGCTCGATGCGTCGATCCCGATGAGCGACGAAGAGCTGGGCGCGATCTACGAGCAGCTCCGCGCGATGTACCTCGGAGACCTCACGACCTACGACGCGAAGCAGGCCGTCGAGCGCATGAGGGCTGAGAACGAGGCGAAGGGGCTCGCGCTGGTGGCTGCGGAGAGCAGCGCAAAGGCAGGCACCAATGCCTCCACCTGACGGCGGGCTCCCATCAATCGGCATGCCCCGCACGGGGCAGCGCGGCGGCGTGACGCGCTCGACGCCTGCGCTCGACGCGACGAAGAAGTGGCTCGACTCGATCTCGGGCGTTCACACAGTGGACCTCGGCGGGATCTCGGCTGAGTCGCAACGCAAGATCACCTACGGGCTCGAGCGACGTGGGCGACCCGTCACGAAGGTCACGGCGTACATGGTCGGTCGCATGGTCTCGCGCGGTCAGCGATGGCTCGCGGGTGTCGCGCGTCCGACCAAGGCGGCGTTCTGGGACGTGATCGACGGTGAGGCCCTCGGCGTCATCCGTGAGCGCCTCGCAAATGCTGGCGGTGATCTCTCGGGCGAGTGGGCGAAGAACCCACTCAGCCCCGAGTACGCGAAGGAGAAGGCGCGGCGCTACCCCGGTCGCCCGATGGGGCAACGCACGGGCGCGCTGTTGCGAGACGTGCGCAGCGCAGGGGCGTTCGCGGTGACGAGCGGAGGCAAGCGGTGACGGTCACGGCACGAGACGACGGGTGGCTGCGGACGCACGACGACGTGCGCGGGGCGGTGTGCGGAGAGGCTCGCAGGCTCGGAGCGCGCGCGTACGTCGCGCCGCTGCGGACCGATTCACACGCGATGGCAGAGCGCAAGGTGGGCAAGCTCGGGTCGTACGCCGTGACGCTCGAGCGGTTCGGCATGCGCCCGCTCTCGGAGGCGTCTGCCTACAGCCTGCCCGTGCCGGAGGACCGAATCCTCCAGCACGTTCGCACGATGGTTCAGGGCGCGGCTCGCGCCGCAGAGGAGAAGCGACGATGAGTGTCGAAGTGGATGTGAACGCGCCCGCGGCAGAGGCCGAGGCGGCGGCAGAGGGTGAGAGCGCGGGCGAAGAGGTCGCGCCGGAGATGCTCGAAGGCGACGCGGCTGCACAGGTCGCGCTCGCGATCGTGGCGTTGCAGGACGCGCTCCCGGTCGAGTGCGCCTCCATCGAGGTGATGGGGCTCGACGCGGACGGCGACGTGCTCATCGAGTGCACCGATGCTGCGGGCAACGCTGCGGCGTTCGCAGTCCCGATGGACGCGATGAACGCGGCGGTCGAGACGATGGCATCGAGCGCGGAGGGCGACGCGTGAGCCTCGCAAAGAAGATCGAACAGCGTCGCGCCTCCAAGCCCGCGCAAGCGGCGGACGACGGCGAACTCTCGGTGCGCATCGCGAACCTCGAGCGAGACCTCGCTGACGCGCGCGCCAAGTTGGGCGAGCACGAGAAGAGCGCCCTCTCGTGGCAGGAGAAAGCGCAGCAGGCCGAGGCTCGGTACACGTCCGAGAAGCTCCGCAGCGCGATCCGCAACGCAGCGCTCGCTGCGAACGCGGTCGACCCTGACGAGGTGACCGACCTCGTGCTCCCCAAAGGCGCGCGCATCGACGGTGATCGCGTGGTGTTCGGGCAGGGCGCGGAGGCGAAGCCCGCCGCGGAGTACGTCGCGGCCTACCTCGAAGGCAAGCCGCACTTGCGCAAGGCGGCACCGGTCGCGCAGGGCTCGGGAGCCCCGGCGACTCAGGCCACGTCTGCCCCCTCGGCTGCGCCGGCGCTGTCCAAGCCCGACCCGACCGACTCGGCCGCGGTCGCCGCGTACTACGCCGCGCAGCGCGACGCGACGACCAAGGCCGTCACGGAACGAATCCAGAGCAAGCGCGCCCGCTGATCGCGGGTCGCACACGTTTTCATCGCAGGCCGTACGGAGCGGAAGCACCGGCGTCGGCGGCGGAACCAACAGGTTGAATCCATGGGTGCAACTCTCTCCAGCCTCGGCGCTCTCCTCAAGGAGAACGTCGAGACGGGCGCGCACGATCTGATCTTTCGCGAGACGGATCTGCTCCGCGCCATCTCGGACTTCGGCGGCGGCATGATCGCGTCGCAGGGGTCCGCCCCGTTCAAGTGGCAGGTCGTGAGCGGCTCGAACGGCAGCGTCGAGACGTTCGTCGAGGGGCAAGCCCCTCCCGCGTCCGGCCAGCAGTCGTACCTCCGCCCGTCGCTCGACGTCTTCGGCGTCCGCGCGGTGTGGGGCATCACGGGCCACGCGCGCGACAACGCGCTGAAGGGCGGCTACTACGAGTCGCTCCCGAGCGTCGAGGAGGTCTACGCGCAGAGCGACGTGGCCAAGAAGATCGAGGACTCGCTCTGCGGCTCGACGCAGGACGTGGGCATCGCCTCGATCATCGACGCGGGCGACACCTACGCGGGTCTCGCCCCCGGCTCCAACGCGCAGTGGGCGAGCGAGGAGAACGCCGTCGGCGGCGCGCTCACGCTCAGCGCGATGGATGATCTCTACGAGGAGCTGACCTCGGCGCTCTCGGGCTCGGTCAACCGCGGCGCGTCCCCGAGCGCGATCCTCTCGCACCCCAAGCAGATGCGGAAGTACTCCGCGCTCGCGGGGACTCCGGGCGCGGCGAACAACTCCGTTCGCGTGATGCCCGACGGAACGCAGGGGCTCGACCTCTCGTTCCGCTGGGGCGCGGCGTCGTACCAGGGCGTGCCGATCCTGCGCATCCGTACGCTCGCGAACAGCGAGATGTACATGGTGGAGCTCGGGGATTTCGAGCTCATCGAGCACCGCCCGCTCACGGTCGAGCGCGTGAACGTCAACCCCGAGTTGATCGAGTACAGCGTCACCACGACGCTCTGCCTCAAGGTCCGCCGTCGCAACAAGCACGGCAAGATGACCGGTCTCACCTGAGCCGGAAGGAGCAAGACAATGGGTGCTTTCACTGCAACCACGCAGGTCTCTGCCGCGTCCGGTTCCCCCAAGGTCGTGGTCTTCACCGCGCTCGGTCCCGCGTCGTACGACGCGGGCGGCTCGGTGATCGATCTCTCGGTCGCCACGCTCGGTGCGTTCACGGGGTTCACCACGGTGCACTCCGCGAGCATCGTCTCGAGCACCGCCGCGCACACCTGCAACTTCATCCGCGGCGCTGCGAACGCCGGCAAGATCGTCGTGTTCAACGCGGTGGCTGCGGACGGAGGCGATGAAGCCTCCGGCGACCTCTCCGGGTCGACGTTCCGCGTGACCGTCGTCGGCGTCTGACGCCACGCGCCCGCAGCGAGCGCTCGCCATCGCTGCACACGTCGCACGCGGTCGACGATACCCACCGCTCCAATCACACCCCGCGCACGTCGCGCGGAGGACTGCAAAGGACTGAGACCGTGGCAGACAAAGCCCTCGACTCGCACCCTCACCACGTCGACTTTCTGCGTGAGTGGGACGTGTACCCCTCCGTCACGAGCCAGCAGCGCGAGCGTCGCCGCGAGTGGCTTCGCTCCGAGATGCAGCGCATCGAGCGCGAGGGGATCGCGCCTCTGTTCGCAGCGCTCACCGCGCCGCTCTCGATGCAGGTCGACGAGTGCGTTGGCGTGCTGGACGAGAGCCGGCGCTCGGTTTGGCTGCGACTCGTCGAGGGAGCGGAGCCTCCCGACACCGACCCGCAGGGGCAACTGCTCCCGAGCGATCTCCGCGGCAAGGTGCTCCGCGCGAAGCTCGGCAACGTCAACGGCGACGGCATGAGCGGGACCGTGCGCGCGACCATCATCGGCTCGCGTCGCCCGCTGTACCGGACCATGGACATCACGGCAGAGCCCCGCTCGATGAGTCTGTCGGACGCGGTGCTCGTGCTCCGGCAGTGGGGCTACCGCGTGCGGCAGAGCGAGTTCTATCACCGAGGCGAGCGCATGCAGTCGCGATGGCTCGTCGTGCAGGTGCGCGAGGACGGCTCGCCGTTCGCGCCGCAAGCCTCGACGGGTGCCGCTGACAGCGCGCGCACCGACGCCGCGAAGGGCCGACGGTGAGCTACCGCTGGGTGCAACTCGACGTCGGCGGGACGATCTACACCGACGAGCTCGCGGAGCGTCCCGACGCCTCGCCCGCGTTCGCCGTGCTCTCGCCCTCGGGCGGCTCGCTCGGGACGGGCACGGGCACCGTCGACAGCGTAAACACCACGCTGTCAGCGGGTGCGGCCGCGGGAGCGACGTCGATCGCCGTGACCAGTGCGACCGGCGTCACCGTGGGTCGCAGGTACCTCGTCGGCGGCACCGAGGAGACGGGCGGGGAGTGGGCGACGGTGGCCTCGATCGCGAGCACCACCGTCACGCTCTCGCGCCCTCTCGTGCGTGCGCAGGCATCGGGCGCTGCGTTCCAGGGGACGCGCGTCTCGTGCACCGTGACGGCAGCGATGGCGGCGACGATCTACCGCGGCTGTCGCTGTGAGATCACCTACGCCGTATCGAGCGCCGCGCGCCCTGTGGTCGCGGTCGAATTCGACGTGACGCGCTACAGGCTCACGACGGGGCTCACGCTCGACCACGTTCGAGACCTCGATCCGACGATCACCAAGCGGGCCGCGACAGGCACCGTGTGGGCTCGCGTGATCGACGCCGCATGGGAGCGGATCGTCAACCGCGTGGGGCTGCAGAAAGACCCGGGCGGGCTCGTGGGCGCGATCGACCTGACGCAGCCCCACGCGATCGCGGTGCGGCTCCTGATCGCCGAGCAGTCGCTCGACGAGGACGGGATCGCGCGTGCGACAGAGCTCCGCACGAGGCTCGACACAGAGCTTGCGGCACAGCTCGCAGCACGCGCGTTCGACGACGACCAGGACGGCGCGGTCGAGTCGCACGAGGGCTGGTATCGGACCATCAACATCACGCGAGGCTGAACCATGGCGAACGTTGGAGACGGGGAATTTTCGGCGGTCGCTGACGTCGACGCGACGTGCGGCGTCCCGTACTACGCCGCGCTCAGCACGACCGCGGCAACGGTGACGAGCCTCCCTGCGGGGCGCTACTGGGTGCGCCTCGACGGCGTGAGCGTCACGCTCGTGTGCGTCGGCGGAACCGCGACGATCCCCGCGTCAGGCTCGCCTGCGACGGGTACCTCGTACACGCTCGCGCACGGCGAGACGTACAAGCACGCGAGCGCCGGCAATCTGTCCGTGATCGCTCACGGCACCGGGTACTTGTGGCTGCAGCCGGTCGCGGGTCCGGGCTGAGTCGTGGCGCTGCTCCTCTCACAGCTTCGCGCGAGGCTCGAGGCGCTCGTCTTCGACGGCTACGGCTCGGCGGGGTACACGATCGCGGCGAGCACGTTCCGACGTCCACCGCCTGACCTCGATCAGAACGAGGCGTCTGCGGAGCGCGTCGCGCGCGTCGTGATCGGACTGCCCACCGAGGCCGAGGAGGGCGTCAACCCCCTCGACGGTCACGCGCTGCGGTACCGACCCATCGAGATCCGCGTGCTCTACCAACTCACCGAGGCTGGCGACGACGTGCCCGAGGGCACGAGCGCGCTCGCCGGCCCCGGCAGCGTGGACGCGGTGGGTGATCGCATGTCGCACGACGCGCACGTCATCACGACCGCACTGACGTGGCACGAGCACTGGGCGGGGCTCGACCCCTACCTCGTGTCGATCACGACCGACGGGCAGGCAGAGAGCGCGTTCGAAGGCGCAATCGCCACGCTCTCGCTGCGCTTTCGCTCGCTCACGCGCGAGACGTTGCCGGGCTCCTACGGGCCCTGACTCACTGACCAACCCGAGGAACCATGGCTCAACAGGATCTCGTCAACCTCACGGGCTCGACCCTCATCGGGCTCGAAGGCACCTACGGCACCACTCCCTCGATGACGCGGATCTTTCCGCGCGCGGGCGGGACGATGGTCCCCACGCAGACCATCATCGGCGTCGACACGCTGCAGGAGAAGCTGGTCAAGCGGGACAAGTCACCGCGCGGCTACAAGGCCGGGACCGCGGGGTTTACGTGCGACTCGTACCTCGACGCGACCCGGCTCACGAGCGCGGGGAGCGCGAGCACGACGTGGCTCGGCACGCTGCTGAAGGCTGCGCTCGGTGGCGAGTCGGCGGCTGCGGGCTCGACGGTGACGGCGGGCTCGAGCGCATCGAGCATCGTCTCCGCGTCGGGGCACGGCGCGCGCTTCCCGGTGGGCACGGTGTTCTTGTGCGATGTGGGCGACGTGCCCGAGGTCGTGATCTCCAAGGCCGTCTCGACGGACACGATCACCCCACTGTTCAACCTGAGCGGGTCGCCGACGAACGGGCAGGACATCATCAACTGCCACAACTACTACCTGACCGACACCAACACGCAGAGCCTCACGATCCAGCACGCGCTGGCGCAGGACAGCTCTCACCAGTGGACCCTCAACGGGTGCGCCGTGACGGGGCTCTCGGTCGACCTCGCGCGCGACGGGCGCATGAGCTACGCGTTCAGCCTCAACGGCTCGACGTGGACGGGGCCATCGTCGCAGAGCATCAGCACCGCAGCGGCCACCAACCCGCTGAGCGGTCCGATCCCGAACATCAACGCCGTGTGCCTGCTGCAGACGCTCGGCACCACGACGCGGACGCACGTCCCGTTTCACTCGCTCTCGCTCTCGATCGAGCTGGGCAACTCCCTCGTTCAAGAACTCGGCGGGTCCACGCAGGGCACCGTCGGCGTGATGCGCAGCGGCGTCCCAGCCGTGAGCGCGACGCTGACGATGCGGAGCGACCTCGCGCAGTATACGGGCTGGGACTCGGACGAGGATCTCATCCTCGTGTACGCGGTCCCGAGCGGCACCGGCGCGACGAAGCGTTGGACGGGGTTCGTTCTGTACTGCAACCGCGAGGACCGTCCCGCGCGTGGCAGCGAGGGCAACCGCGAGATGACGGTGTTGAACCTCCGCGGTCGTCACAACACGATGCAGAGCACGGCGGTGACCGACCTCGCGTACTCGCCTTTCATCATGTTCGAGGGCTGATCGCCCGCTGCACGGAGACACCAGAGTGAGCCTGTCCAAAACGTTCCGCGTCGTGCTGATTTCCAGCGCGATCGAGCCCGCCCTCGACGTCGAGGCGATGATGCAAGAGGTCCAGCTCTCGGGCGTGAAGGCGACGCGTATCAGCGCGTACGTCGCGACCCGAGACGAGCGGCACCTCGCCATCATCGAGGGGCGCTCCCCGAGTTGGTACATGCTGCGCCCTCTGTCGGCGCGCGAGACGAACTCGCTCGTGGGCGACCTGCGATCACCGGACCCCGCTGAACTGTGGTCGATCGTGCGGCGCTGTCTCGTCGAGGTGAGCGCCGAGGGGCTCACGTTGGGCGACGAGGACTTCAGGGTGATCGACGCCGTGCGCGGGACACGCGAACTCACCGAGAGCGCGATGGAGCGCGTGGCTGAGCATGTGGGGATCTCTGGCGTGCGCGAACTGGGCGAGTGCCTCGTGCGTCGAGCGTCGGTGCCCGCGAGTGCCGTGGCCCCTTTCGCGCCGCTGCCTGGCTGAACAGCCTACTGTTTCGTCGGGCGATGGAGTCATCGCCGTGCGGATGCGAGCAGGCCGAGGATGCGCAGACGGCGAGGCCGGGTGAGCGCGAGGCGTTGCTCGAGCGCGCGCCAGCGTCGCAGGAGCGTTGGCGCTGTCCGCGTGGTGGGTGCGAGCCGGGACCGCTGAGCGACGAGGCAGAGCAGGCAGCGCGCGCCGTCGAGGTGCTGACAGGCTGCGAGCGTGGGGCTTTCAAAACGTGCCCGCGCCACGAGGCGAGCGCGCCTGACGTGTTGCGAGCGCTGCGGATCTACCGCGCGACGCAGGGCGGTGGGCTCTCGTACGACGACGACCCGCCCGCGGTGATCGTGCACGCTGCCGAGGTCATCGGCGGGGCCGATGCCGCGCGCATGGACCGCGAACAAAAAGAGCGAGAGAACGAGCGTGGCTGACCAGATCAAGATCGAGATCGACGCAGACACGCGCAAGGCGATTGCCGAACTCGCGAAGCTCAACAAGGCGACTGAGAGCGTCGAGAAAGAGGTCAAGAAACTCACGCTCGCGCAGGCCGCGTGGAAGGCCGCGAACACCGACCTCGGCAAGATCACGAAGGGGTGGCAAGAGGCGGCCGAGGTCTACGCGAAAGTTGGGCTCGCGTTCGCTGGCGTGACCGCGGCGGGCGTTGCGTTCGCCGCGCACATCGACGAGCAGAACCGCGCGATTGCGCGACTCGGCCCCGCGTATCACGCGGTGACCGCCGCGACGAACGGGGTCATCACCGCGCAGCAGGCGCTCACCCTTCAGGGGCAGATTCAGGCCGCGGGCGTTCAGGTCAACGAGCGCGCGATGGCGGCGCTCACGCGACAGGCGCGTGAGTGGGCCGACGCGACCGGCGACGACGCCTCACAGGCGATCGAGAAGCTCACGAACGCGGTCGTCAACAACAGCGAAGACGCGCTCAGCGAGATGAACCTCGCAATGGCGCGCGGCACCACGAGCGCACAGACGCTCGCCAACATGGTGCGAGAGCTCGAAGCGAGGTTCGCCGGCGCAGCCCCTCCCGCGCGCACACTGACGCAGGACTTGGAGAAGCTCCCGCAGGCCCTCGAAGCGATCGGCGCAGCCGCGCTGCAGACGTCGCAAGGCCCGCTCGAGACTCTGTTCACCGGGCTCATGCGCATCGGCGGGGCGCTTGCGGGCGTCAACGTCGAGGGGATGAACTTCAGACGCACGCTCTCGGAGCTCGCGAACGCGGGCGACGATGCGCGCGCGCTCGCGTCGGGGCAGGCTGACGTGCGCACGCGCGAGGGGCGGCGTCAGTCGCGCGACAGGATCATCGCCACGCTGCAGCGACGCGGGATGCGCGTTGACCTGTCGTCGGCGGGCGGACTCCAAGGGCTGAGCGAGTCGGAGCTCACGCAACTCGCGAGCGCAGCCGAGTCGGCGCGGTCGCAAGAGAACCTCGACTCGTTCGTCTCGGGCATCGGCTCGCAGCGAACGCAGGATCGCGCAGCGGCAGAGCGCCGCGCTGGCACGACGAACAACCGCTCGATGTCCGCGATGGAGGCGGCGGTCGAGCGCAAGATCCGCAAGCCGGGCGGCTCGACGTCGGACCCTGCGCTGCGCACTGCACGCGACGCGTACAACGCCGCCGTGGCCGAGGGCATGGCCCGCGAGGCTGTACTCGTGTTGCCGGACGATATGCCCCGCAACCGGGGCGAGACCCTCGTCGCCTACTTCAATCGGCTTGCTGGAATCCAGAGCGAGTTCAACTCGGCTGGTGCAGTCAACGACCTCGCGCCGACCAACGTCGCGGAGCTCGAAAACGATCGAGCGAAGGGCGAGGCCGCATTCGCGGAGGACCGAGCGGGCACGACGCGAGAGCGCGAGCAGACCCAGCGACGAGCGGCGCGCGATCGAGAGACGCGGCGCGGCGCGCGTGCGGGCTCGATCGGTGGTCGCACGATGAGCGCGCTCGGGTTCGCGATGGACGACGAGGGCAGAAGCGCCTCGTTCGACTCGATGGCCGAGGGGGCGACGCTCCTCACTGGCACCGTGAACGCCCTGACGAGCGGGTTGACGACCCTGTTCGACACCCTCGTCACCGGCAGCATGGACGCGGGGACGGCGTTCCAGACGTTCGCGTCGGGGCTCCTCACCGAGCTCGGCAAGATGGCCGTGCAAAAGGGGCTCTTCTACACCTTCGAGGGCATCGCCGCGCTCTTCACCGCGCCTCCCGCGGCACCGTTGTACTTCGCCGCAGGCGCGGGGTTGCTCGCGCTCGGGGCGGGGCTCGGGTTCGCGGGCGCTGCGAGCAAACCAGCGACGCCGGCACAGGGCGCAGGGCTCGGGGCGGGCGGCACACAGAGCGCGCGCGGACTCGCTCCACGCTCGCTCATGGCGGGCTCATCGGGCTCGCTCGGGAACATCACCATCGTCAACTCGTCGTTGGTCCCGTCGGGGCCTGTCGACGCACAGCGCGCGCGTGACGGGCTGCGCACCGTGCGGCGTCAGGGGTTCGGCGACCGCGCGCCGCGAAGGATCGAGCACTGATGGCGCAACTTCCGAGACACGCGCTCGCGCGCACCTACGCGCCGTCGAGCAACATCGCCGCGGTCGTGAGCGACGACGGGGGCGCGGCGCGCGCTGTGACCGTCGCCGCCTCGGGCACCTACGTTCGCCCGTACCTCTGCGCTGCGGGCGGTGGTGGCACGGCCTCGTCGGACCCGTTCGAGTTGTTCGCGCGCGCGTCGTCGCAGCTCACGACGGGCGCAGGCGGTGGGACGTGGGCCGTCACGCTCAACAGCGACGGGCGAACGCGCATCACTTGGACCGGCGTCGGGACGGGCGAGATCACCTCGGGCGACATCCTGTCTGCGCTCGGCTTTGCAGCGGGCACGGGGGCGCTTGCATCGGGGGCGTCGGCGCTCTCGACGTACCCCGCTCTCGGGCTCCTCCTGTGGGCGTACAGCGAGGGCGACACGGGTTGGCTTCCCGAGCAGGACAGCGCGGGCTCGGTCGACGGGCGAGGGCGCGTGTACTTGTTCCGCTCGTCGTACGTCCGCTGGACGCGGACCGCGACGGCGATGTGGGTGCCCCGCTCGTGGGCCAACAACTACGCGGGGGAGTACCTCTCGCCTGCGTGGCACCCCGACACCGCAGGCGGTGGCTCAACGTCCTCGGCGGCGCAGAGCCCAAGCGATCCCGCCGAGCCCACCGCGTGGGCTGACGCAATCTTCACCCTGAGCGGGCACGTCCCGTTTGGGTACACCGACGACCTGCAAGCGGCGACGACAGGGGAGTTCATCTCCACGGTCTCGCTCGCGCCCGAGATGCTCGAGCCCGGTCGCTTCACGCTCCCTGAGCGCGCGCCCACGTACAGCGCGCGGCGCAGCGTGGCGGTGTCCCTGATCCGCTACGCCACGGAGGAGCTGTGAGCGACTACGCGTTGGTCATCGAGGGCTCCCCGCTCGTGTTCGGCACCGCGGGCGTGACCTCCATCACGAGCTACACGGACGCCGTGCCCACCGGCGCGACGCTCGCACGGATCCTCGGACCCGTCGAGGGCACGCTCACAGAGCGACTGCGCCCGCTCGACGGCGACTGCGAGATCAGTGCGCTGGACTTCGTGCTGCACGACTCGGACGGCGAGATCACCTCGTGGTTCACCCGCTCGATGGAATCGACGTCGCTCGCGTACCTGACGGCGAGCGTGACCGCAGCGGCGTCTACCGCGACGGTCAACAGCGCGGCTGCGCTCGGCACCCTCCCGCGTGACGTGTGGGTTGCGGACGAATGTTGGTCCGTCACGTCGATCGCAGCCGGCAACACGGTCAACGTGACGCGCGCGCGGTACGGCTCGCCGCAAGGCGTGATCGAGGTCAACGCCGACCGCGCTGAGCTCCCCGAACTCTTCTCGTACCCGTGCTGGATGCGCGGGCGTCGGGCGAAGCTGTACCGCGTGACGGGCACGAGCGCGTCCCTCATGTGGGTCGGGTACGTCTCGCACGGCCCCGCCCTCGCGGAGAACGGGGCGAGCTACACCGTCTCGTGCGTTTCGTCGTGGGAGCAAGAGTCCCGCGCGACGTGGGGCAGCCCGCAGCCCGCAGCGACTCTCAGCGGGTACGACGCGAGCGCGATCATCTTCACAGTATGGAATGACTCGCGCTCGATTCAGGTGAGCTCCGCGTTCGCGGACTACCGCGCGCATGTGTTCCGCACCCGGCAAGCGGCGGTGAATGCGTCGCTCGAGCGGCTCGCCGCACAACTCACCGCCGCAGGTGCCTCCGGCGTCATCGCGGACGCGCGCGACACAGGGACAGACCTGTTCGTCACGGTGCAGTTCCAGACCGTGAGCAAGGGCGCTGCGTCGCTGCTCATCGGCGGCGAGGCGTACGAAGCCACGTCCACGGATTCGAGCGGGTACGTCGAACACATTTGGCGTGTCCCGCTCACGGACGGCGGCGCGATCGTGCGCGCTGGGTTCGCGCTCGGGTCGGACCAGCGAGCTACCACCGTCACGCCGCACGCCGGCGCATCGGGCTCCGCGTGGGCGACCATCGCGGGCTCGCGCACCGGGACACGGCTGACGCCGGTGCTGACCGCGGACCTCGGGGACGACTCGTTCCTCGAGCTCGATCCGTCGAGCCAGGCTGATCCCGGCTTCGAGTTCAACGACGCCACGTTCACGACCCTCGGCAACGACACGCTCGCGGGCGTGACCACGTTCCACGGGTTCGCTCGCGTGGTCTCGCGCGATCCGACGGTGCGACCCGTCGCGGAGGATCGCTACTCGACCGCGCGCCGCGGGCTCCCAATCCTCGAGGCTCTGCCGCTTCGAAGCGAACTGCGCGTCACCTCGGAGCACTGGCTCGAAGCGCTGCGCTCAATCGTCGAGGACACGACCTATGCGACCGCGGGCAGCGACTCGCGCAACTGGGGGTGGAGCGGATACGCCGCGACCCTGCGCCGCTCGCGCGATGACCTTGGCGTCGTCGAGTACCGCACGGGCGGCAACGTCACCGTGGGCGAGTTCATCACCGGCGAGGCGAAGTTGCGCGGGTGCTGCGTCGGCGTCGACGCGAACGGCAAACTCACGATCGTCGACATTCGCGCGCCTTCGCCCGCGGAAACGCCCGCGGCAACCATCACCCTCGCGGACCTGCTGAGGGGATCGCGCGCGGGGTACGCACCCTCGGAGGACGGGCTCGTCACCGAGGTCGTTTTCGAAACGCCGTTGCGGACGTTCACGCTGCGCGATGCGGTTGCGCTCGGGCGGTACCGAACTCAGCGCGCGATCACCGTCACGTCGCAGTCGACGCGGCAAGATCCACGGCTCACGGCGGATCCGATCGGGTACGCCATGCTCGCGTGCGGCAAGCTCCTCGGGCGCTGGCGCAACGAGTTGTGGTTGCACTCGCTGCAGGTCGTGGCGTCGCAGTTCGCCTCGACGTGCACGCTCGGCGCAGTGGTCTCGTTCGAATCGTTCTCGACGCCGGATCGTGCGGGCGCTCGCGGGTTCACGGGGGCGAGCGCGCGGCGCGGCGTGGTCATTGGACGCGTGCAGGATCTCGCCACGGGCTCGCTGACCCTCGATGTGCTGGAGCTCCCCTACGCGTACGGGTTCGCCCCGTGCGCGCGGGTCGCCTCGATCTCGGGCAAGACGCTGACCCTCGCGAGCGCGTACGCGGGCGATGCCGGGGACTACGCAGGCTCGGGGCTCACGGGCTACGCCAAGACCGCCAACGACAAGGGGGCGGGGTGGTTCGCGGCGGGCGACAAAGTGCAACTCGTGCTGAGAAACACGGCCAGCTACACCGTCGAGTCGTACACCGTCGCGAGCGTCAACACCGTCGCGGGTACGATCGAGCTCACGGCCAACGTCGCGACGGTCCCCACCGACTGGCCCGCGCTCGCAGGCGGCGATCAGCCCGTCGATGTGATCTTCGACGGGTGGTCTACGGCGCTCTCGTCGCAGCGGGTGTTCGCGGCTGTCGGGGACGAGACGACGCGGCAGATTGCGAGCACGTCCAGCAACCTGCGGTGGTCAGCGTGAGCGCTCGAGCACGACGCCGGGACGCGTGCGGCTGCGGCTGACGAGCGTCTCTCCGACCTGCTCGTATGGACCTGGCACCACGAGGTCGAAGAACGAGCACAGGTTGACCGTGTTCGTCCCGCTCCCCTCGCATGATCGCACCTCGTGGACGCACTCGATGGAGACCACGATCTGTCCGACCGCGTTGGTGAACCACCGCCCGGTCTGCTCGTGGGTGTAGCGCTCGGGGCACACCGTCACGCCGCCACGCTCGATGGTCCCCACGGCGATGCCGCCGGGCTGGAGGTCGAGCCTGATCGCGTCGGCCGACCCGCTCCCCAGGCGCGGTGCACGCAACACCCACTCGCCGGACGGATTGGCGCAGCCCCCAAGAGCGAGGGCGACGAGGGTGGCAGCGAGGCGCGAACGCATGGTCATGCGGTCCAGCGTACGAACGGGGTCTGATTCGTCAACGGCTGTACGGCCGACCAGTGTTTGACAGGACGGTGAGAGCGTGACTCTGACGGGCGAACGGCTGACCTCGACGACGCGCAGGCTGCGCACGCCGACCGCGAGCGAGTGGCGCAACGGGCGCTTCATGGACGCGGGGCTCGGGATGATTCTCTCGAGCAACTTCGCGCACCTTCAGCGCGAGAGCGTGCGGCACCTCGTGACCGCGCTCGGACCGGGGGTCATCACCAACGCCACGCGCGGGTACTCCTACTCGGGCACGCCGTTGAAAGATCGACCGGACCCCGGCACGTACACGGGACTCGGCGCGATCTCGTGGGACACGGCCACCGCGACGAGACTCGGACCGTTCACGCTGATCGCGGACCGCGAGATCACCGCAGAGGATCCCTCGTGGCGACAGGTGCGGGTCAACGTCGACGCATCGAGCGTCAACCTCGTGCTGTACGCCGCGCTCACCGCGGGCGATCCGCCGGGCCCGGATCACCTTGGATTCGCCACGGCGAACGCCACGGCGGGGCGCGCGGTCAACGCCCTCACGCTGACGCCATCCCGCAGCATCCGGCCCGAGAGGATGCCCGCTCGACGCCCTGACGCGAGCACGGACGAGAGCGCGCAGGTCGCGACCGTCTACCTCTGGGTGGGCTGGTACGCCGCGAGCGGGACGAACGCAGTCATCACGATCAACGCGGACGAGGTGCGCTGATGCCGTCGTTGGTCCCGCACACCTCGCAGCCGCAAGAGCTCGCCGCGCACCTCGTCAGCGACCCCGTATCCGCAACGTCTGTCGGTCGGGTGTGGGCGACACAGGCGGCGTTTCTCCTCGGGCGCGCGCTGCATCACGTCGCCTCGATCCGCTATCACGCCATCACCCGCACGAGCACGGCGATCGACGTTCCGTTGCAGTGGCGGCCCTCGCCTGGCTGTCGCCTCGCGCTGCTGACGGTCGACCTCGGCGCGGCCCTCGCGGTCAACATCACAGGCAGGTACATCTCCGGCGCGACGCACTCCACGCTCGCGGTGACGGTGCCCGCCGGCGCAGGGGTGATCACCCTCGACGGGCGCGCGTTCGACGGAACCGCGGCGATGCCAGAGCAGGACGTGCTCCGCGTCGCGCGCGCCTCGTACGCGTGCCTGATCCACCTCGGCGCAGCGGGTGACGTGGCGGACCAGATCCACGACATCACCGTGACCGTCGACGATGTGAGCACCCAGCAGCACGCGGGGCTCGCGCAGATCACGTTGACGGAGCTGCCGCTCGCCACGCTGGTCCCTGAGTCTGGCGAGGTCGGGGTGCACCTGCCCTCGATCGACCCACGGAACGAGCTCCACGACGGCGACTCTTCGACAGGAACGGGCGTGCCCGAGATCCTCACCGCGGAGCAAGACGCGGCGGTCAAGATCCGCGAGCACGTGCAGGTCGGGACGTACGAAGACACGGGGCTCGCGTGGACGCGCTCGAGCGCGGTCGTCGGCGCGCTCAACTGGGTCGGCACGTTCGGCACGTCGTACGACCCGACGTTTCGAGTCAGGGTGCGCGCGCCGCACGGGAACACGACGGGACTGTCTGCCGCGTTCACGCTGCGCGTGCGGTACTACTCGACCGCGCAGGGGACGTTTCGCGTGGTGAAAAGCCCGGTCGGGCTCGGCGTGAGCGCGAACCACGACTTCGTGATCGCGAGCGGGGGAGGAGCTTGGACCGCGAGCGCGGACACGACGATCACCCTGCGCACCGATGGGACAGACCAGGAGATCGACCTGCAATTTCACGCGGCGACTGACGACGGCTCGGCGCTGTACGTCTCCTCGATCGCGCTCATCCAGACGGAGACAGCATGACCGGTCGCAGCAGAGCACGGGACAGATCGAGACCGAGCGGGGGATCGCCACCGTGGACGCCTGCGCGTCTGTCGTCGCTCGCGTTTTGGTACCGCGCAGACCTCGGAATCACGCTCTCGGGCGGATCGAGCGTGAGCGCGTGGGCGGACCAGAGCGGCAACGGGCGACACGTCACGCAAGGCACTGGCGCAGCGCAGCCCACGCTCACGACGAACGCGACGCTCGGCGGGCGCAGCGTGCTCTCGTTCGATGGCGGTGATCGCCTTGTGTCGAGCGCATTCGATCTGAGCAACACGCTCTCGCTCTTCTTCGTGCTCGGGTCGGTCACGTCACGCGGCATGATCGCGGAGCACGGTCTCGGTACGCACTGGTACGCGTATTCGACAGGAAACGCCGCGGTGTTCTTCTTGTCGCACAACACGACGCAGAGCCCCGTGACGACGTGGGCGCAGGCAAATCAACAGGGCGCGGTGATCTACGACCGCAGCGCCGCGCCGGTGATCCGCGGCAACCGCGCCGTGCTCACGCCGACTGCGACGTCAGGCAGCCCGCCTGTCGCGGGCAACGTCAACGCTGCGCTCGCGATCGGCGCGCGCACTGACGGATCGCTCCCGCACAACGGGCAGATCGCCGAAGTGATCGGATACAACCGCGCGGTCGACGCTGCGGAAATCGCGCTCGTTGAGGCGTACCTCCTTCGCAGATACGGAGTGTGATCATGCCGTGGCTCATCGGAACCATCACGCAAGCGCGCAACGCGATCACGCGAATCAACAACGCGCTCGGCCTCCCGCGCACGGCAACCGAGGCAGATCGCGCGGGCGGCGGGATTCACGTCCCGCTCGCGCAGGTGCCCGTCGTTCAGCGATGGGCGTTCATCGCGCGATTGAGTGACGGGACAATCGGCATGCGAATCAAGGCGCGGATCTACGCGCACATGACCCCGGCGCAGCAAGCGCTCGTGGTCGCGACCCTACCTGACGGCGTGACGATCACGCGAGAGGACGAGGACTGATGGCAAGCGGAACGTACAACTCGCTCGGATCGCTCGCGGCTGCGGGCGGCGTCGGATGGACGACCGCGACGATTCGCGTGCTCCTCGTGTCGAGCGCGTACTCGTACGACGCGGACCACGCGACCGTCGCTGACGTGAGCGGCTCCGAGATCGGCGTCAGCGGGTACGCACGCGCGACGCTCGCGAGCCCTACGGCGACCGTCGAGGCTGCGAACAACCGCGTTGTGCTCGATGCGGCTGACGTCACGTTCTCGGCGCTCGGCGCTGGCGCGACGATCGGCGGCGCGGTCGTGTTTCGTCGCGTCGCTGGCGCGGACGCTGGCACGGACCCGTTGATCGCGTTCATCGACACCAACGACCTCGTGACCAACGGCGGCGACGTCATTGTGGCGTGGTCCGCCAACGGAATCACGCGCCTCACGGTGGGATGATGGCGGGCGCAGCGGGCATCGCAACGGCTGCGTTCGGCACCGGCGCAGGCACCGACCGTGTGCAGGTCGTCGTCACGGGGCAGACGGGGCTGGTCTCCGGCGATCACGTCGAGGCGTGGGTGATGCGTGACGTGACCGCGGAGCACAACGCCGATGAGCACGAACTGCTCGCGCGTGACTCGCGCGTGCTCGCGGAGGTCAGCGCGTCGAGCGAACTCACCGTCACGGTGGTGTGCGAGACGACGTGGACGGGCGATTTCAAAGTGCACTGGGTCTGGAACAACGCGTGAGGGTTGAAACGTGGCAGTAGAAATCAAAGACGGCGCAAGCTCCGACAAGCTCGCGATCAACGCGACGGGCGCGGCATCTGTCGCGCTGACGACGGACGACGCTGCGGCGGGCTTCGTGGCGCTCGTGGCCGAGTCGCATCCGACCGAGAACGGCGTCACGCGCGAGGTGTACGCGCTCGAGTCAAACGACGACTACGCGCTGCGCACGACGCAAGAAGAGGTGTTGTTCGCGCACCTCTTCGCGGGCGCTGCGGTCAACACCACGCTGTTTCGTCAGGGCTCTGCAACGGCGACGATCACGCAGACGGGCGGTTTCTTGACGCTCAACGCGGGACTCTCGACCGCGAGCGGCGCGGCGGCGGTCGTCACGGGCTACCAGATGGCCGAGGTGACCCCGACGAGCAACCTCTACTGGTCTGGCGCGGGGCAGTTCGGGCAGGCATCGCACCCTGCAAATTGCCTGATGGAGTGGGGCCTCGCGACGCACAACGCGGGACCCGGCACCGGCACCACCGAGCCCACCGACGGCGCGTATTTCCGGGTGAGCGCCGCGGGCGCGTTCGAGGCTGTGATCCGCTCGGCGGGCGTCGATGTGGCAACCGCGACGATCACCGCGGCGTTCGGCACGGTCGTTGGCGGGAACACCACGCGCGAGTTCGTCGTCAGTCTCTCGGACTCGACAGCGCGATTCTGGATCGATGACGCACCCGTCGCGAGGATCGACCTTCCGACGAGTGCCGCGGCAGCTCCGGGCTGGACGGTGACGCGCACGCTCGCGCCTCACTTTCGCCTGCACAACACCGGCGTGACCGGCTCCGCGCAGTCGATGAAATTCTCAGAGGTCGCGATCAAGCGCGACAACGTGGGCGCGCCTCGCCCGCTCGCGCACGCAGTTGCGGCGAGCGGACAGATGGCTTCGCAGGGGCAGACGGGCGAGACGTTCGGCACGACCGCGAGCTATGCGAACAGCGCGGACCCCACGGCGGCGGCGGCGCTCAGCAACACGGTCGTCCTCGTGACCGGGCTCGGTGGACAGGCGCGATTCAACGCTGGCGCAACGTCGACGACGGACGGCATCGTCACGTCGTATCAGGTGCCCGCTGCAACGAGCGCGATTCCCGGCAAAGCGCTCTACATCACGGGCGTCAAGATCAGCGCCGCGAACCTCGGCGTGGCGGTCGCGACGACGGCCAGCACCATCGCGTGGTCGCTGGCGTACGGACACACCGCGGCAGCGCTCAACACCTCGGAAGCGGCGACTACGAAGGCTCCGCGCCGTGTGGCGCTCGGGCTCATGACGTGGCCCGTCGGCGCGGCGGTCGGACAGATGCCCCAGTGCGGTGACCTCGTGATGCAGTTCGATTCGCCCATCTGCGTTCAGCCCGGCGAGTTCGTGGCGAGCGTCGCGAAGTTCGTTGTCGGCACCGCGACGGCTTCGCAAGTCATCTGGGCTCACGTCACGTTCGATGGGTACCGCGCGTGAGCCTCCTACTCGCGCTGCTGACGACCGCGGCGACCCTCACGGGTGACGTTGCGACGCACACGACGACCGCGCTCGACGCGGTTGCTGTGCCCGGCAGCGTGAGCATCGAGGGCGCGCAGGCCACCACGACAACGACCGCGCTCGACGCGGTGCTCTCTCCGTCCTCGGTCTCGATCACCGGGGACGTCGCGGCGCACACCACCACGGCGCTCGACGCCACGGCGGTCCCCTCGCCGGTCACGATCACCGGGGCGCAGGGCTCGAGCACGACGACCGCGCTCGATGCCGCTGCGACGCCCGGCGCTGTCACGCTCACGGGTGCGAACGGCACCACAACGACCACGGCGCTCGACGGCGCTGCGGTCCCGCAGCCCGTCACGATCACGGGCGGGGTCGCGTCGCTCACGTCGACGGCGCTCGATGCGGTCATCGGGTTCCCCGGCCCTGACGCCGACGTCTACGGGCTCACGCTCTCGATCACAGCGCGCGGGCTCGAGGGCGTCACCGTCGCTCGCGGGCTCTCGCTCTCGCTGCTCTCTCGCTCGCTCGACGGATCGACCGTCGCGCGCGGTCTCTCCCTCTCGATCCCAGTGAGGTCTCTGGTGTCCAGTCAACGCGCGATCACCAAGGGCGACAGAGAGAGCGTGACGTTCACGCTCACCGTCGACTCGGGCACGATTGCCTCGCCGTCGTCCGGCGTGCTCAATCTCTACGCTCTCGGATCCACCACGCTCGTCACGAGCCTGACGTTCACGGTCGACAGCGGGGCGGGCACGAGCTCGCTCGTCGGGCACGTCGACTTCACCGCGGCGAACACGCCGGTCGCAGCGACGTACGTCGCGCAGGTCGTTCTGACCTACGTCGACGGGACGAAGACGTGGCCCAACTCGACGCCGTGGACGTTCACCATTCGCGCGCCGGGTGCGACGTGAGCGAGGACCAGCACACGGGCGCTCATGCAGCGCAGCCGGGCGGGATCTCGGGCGAGACCCTCAAGACGATCGGCGCGATCGTGTCGATCCTCGCGATCCTCGCGGGCGCAGTCGCGTGGGCGAGCGCCGTCAAGACCGAGCTCAGCGAGTTCCGCCAGCAATACAGCCGGGATTCCGCTGCGATGCTCCGCAGGCTCGACAGCGCCGACGAAGCGCGCGAGCGAGTACGCGTACTCGAAACGCAGCGCGCATCGGACGAACGCGAGTGGCGCGGGAGGGGCGAAGACATCGCGCGCAGGCTCGCTGAAGTCGAGTCGCTCGTGCGCACTTGCGGGTGTCCTCGTGCGCCGCGTCCGTGACTCGCACCCGCGCGATCACCGCTGGGTTGACGCGCTCGCGGTGCTGCTCGTGCTCGTGCTGATTGTCGCGTCTGTTCGCTGCTGAAGAGTGGCGCGCTCGCTCTGGAGTGAGTAGAATACTGGTGGTTCTATTCAAGGGAGAGACCATGAGCGACGACAGGGTTGTTGGTAGGCCGGTCAACGAGAAGTTGCGGCCCGTTCCAAGCGAGCAGACGTTCAAGGCAGTCGAGTCACCCATGGGCACTTCGCCCGATGACGAGGCGCTCAAGCGCTCTCTCGCAGAAGCGGCGATGCGTC